GCAGGTGGAGCTTTGGGCGTCCAAGTTTCAGCCACCCAAGCCCGGGAGTTTCTTCGCGCACAACGAGCAGGTCGCGATGCAGGCTGTGACGCCGAACCTGCAGGGCGCCGACGTGAGCGAGCATGCGCGGCTCTTCCGCAATCAGATTCTCGGCGGCCTGGGCATTCCCTCGCACTGGTTTGGGGGGGGCGAGGATGCGAACTTGGCGACCGCGCAGGCCATGGGTGTCCCCACGTTTAAACGCCTCCAGCGCCGCCAGCGGTTTGTGCGCTACATCGTCGAGTTCCTCTGTCGCTATCAGCTGCAGCAAGCCCAGGCGAAGGGCAGGCTGGGGCGCGGCGAACTCCCGCCGGTCAAGATCGTGCTCCCTCAGCTCCAGGCGGAGGATCTCAGTCGCATCGGACCAGCGCTGCAGCAACTGACGGCGGCGTGCATGACGGCCGTCGACCGGGGATGGATCACCCCCGAGACGGCGCAGCAGATCTTTGCGGCCGTGGCCACGCGGCTGGGGATTGAGGTCCCGCTGAGCCAGCCCGGCGAACTGACGGCGCAGCGACCGGTCACCCCAGACTACCGCCGCAACAGTCGACCGGTGCCGGCGGGGAGCAACGGGTATCAGGCAGAGGAGGACTAACCATGCGCCAATCGATGGACCGCAACGGCCAGCTCACGCACGATGACCGCCCCATTGAGGAATGGCGCGCCGTGGACGCGTACACGGTCCGCCTGTCGGACCGTCCGGTGTGGATGGAGGCACGCCCACGCGGGCGTGACAGCCTCGAGATGGTCCTCGGCGTGCTGGGTCTGGGCATCGTCAGTGGCGCCCTGTGGGGGTGGGTGTGGGCGGTGCGCGCCGTGCTCGTGCCGGTGTGGCGCGCGCTGTTTGGGGGGTAAGAGTGTGCAGGAGGAGCCCCCGCTCTGGCTCCTGATTGCGCTGTGGGCCGTGGTCGTCTGTGGCGCCTTCACGGCGCTGTGGGTGGCGTGGCAGCTGCTCGATCAGTATTAAGGGAGGACCCTGTGGCGGAACGGCGGACCCTCGAAGCCCCACCGGCGGCGCAGGCGGCGGCCGACGCGCAGGTGGAGGCGTGGATCAGTGCCCAGGACCGCCAGGTGCAGGCGACGCTCCGGTTGCTCGCGCAGGTGCAGCAGCGGGTGGTGGCCGCACTGGCGCAGGTCGACACGGCGCACTACGCGCAGCAGGCGCCGGCGCTCCGGCGCCTCCTCGAGGACCTAGGGACGCGCTTTCGGCAGGACGCGAGCGGGCTGGTGCAGGACGGGCAGCGCGCCGCCATTCCCCTCGGCCAGGCCGTGGTGGATGCACCGCTGCTCGCCGCCGGTGTCCGGCTGGCGCTGCCGGAAGTGACCGTGCCGCTCCTGGAAAGCCTGCTGGCCTTCGCGGCCGATAAGGTCACCGGGCTCTCCCAGGACCTGGTGGCGCGGATCACGACGGAGATCCAGCTTGGCGTGCTGGGGACGCAGACGCCGTTTGAGACGATGCAGCGGGTGCAGGACATGCTGGGCCTCAGCGAGCCGCCGGGCGGTATCGCGGTGCGTGCGGAAACGATCGTGCGGACTGAGACCGGGCGGGTGCACGCGACCGCGACGCAGCGCCGGCTGGAGCAGGCCCGGCGGAACCTGCCGGACCTGTATAAGGAATGGCGGCATGGAGGAAGTAGACTGCCCAGAAGCGGGCATGTGGCCGCCAATGGCCAACGGGTTCCAGTGGATCAGCCTTTTATGATTGCGGCAACCGTTGTGGGCACGCGGGAAGCGCTCATGTTCCCCCGGGACCCGCGCGGGAGCGCACGCAACACGGTCAACTGCCGCTGCACACACCTGCCCTGGCTGGCGCGCTGGGCGGAAGCGGCGGCGTAGAGGGAGGGCTGAGAGCGTGCACATTGTGCGCATTGTCCGGCTCTTGGGTGGCGAGTATCGCGTGCGGCTCCAGCAGCGCGACACGCACGTCATCCTCAAAACGCAACTCGCGGAGAACCTCACACAGGCCCGGCGCCGTGCCAAGCTGTGGGCGGAGCTGTACTGCGACGAGGACGGGACAGCCTGCGACATAGAGGAGAAGCTCAATGAACCGTGAGGATAGAGCGAAGTTCTTGACCCTGATCGAAGAGGCCAACCCCGCGCTGCTCACCGCTGTCGATCGCGCCAACATTACGGATGAGCAGATCCTGGCGCTGGTCGGGCAGGCGATGGCCCCAGCGCCGGCGGGCACCCTGCCGGCCGTGCGCCAGGCCGCCGGTCTGCAGCTCAGTCAGAGCGAGCTACAAGCCCTCTGCGAGCAGCACGGCCTCACGTACCGCACCAGCGAGCGCGTGGAAGAACAGCGCGACGGCCAGCCGCGCCGCGTGTGGCAGCCGCGCCTGCGGCCGCTCAGCGCCGACGATATTCTGAGCCACCGCGTCGAGGGCCCAACGGTGACGATCGTGACGGCCGACGGGCAGAAACGGACCCTGGCCCGGGCCTAGGAGGGCGGCATGCTGAGCCACGGGGAGATCCGCGAGCAGCTCGGGAAACAGCTCCGCAGCAGCCTCGGCGAGGGCTGGTGGACGCTGGACGTCTGGGACACGCACGCCATTGTCGAGGATCAGGCTGGCGCCCTCTACCGCCAGGACTACCGTGCGGAGGGCAGTACGTGCGAGCTGGTGGGCCCGCTGCAGCGCGTACAGCGCGTGGTCGATTACCTGCCGATCGCCGAGAGCCTGGGGCCACTCCGGGAGGCCGTCGATACCGAGGGGAACCGCTGGGAAGTCGTGCTGATCGCGCCGGGACTCTCCGCCAACGGTGTGATGTACAGCGCTGACGTCCTGCGCGCCGCCGCGCCGCTCTTTGAAGGCGTGCGCGCCCTCGCCCGTTCGGACGCCGCCCACCGCAGCGAGCAGGACATCCACGTGCGGAACGTCGTCGGCTGGTACGAGGAGGTGGAATACCGCGAGGGCGTGGGCGTGGTCGGGCAATTCTGCATTACGGCCGACGCCGACTGGCTCAAAGACAAGCTGCGCTCGGCCTGGGAGGGGGGCAAGAAAGACCTGATCGGCTTTTCGCTCGTCGCTGCCGGCCGCGGCCACCGCGTGCAGCAGGGCGGGCAGATGGTGACCTGGGTGGACGCCCTGGAGAGCGTGCACTACGTCGATGTCGTCGTCAATCCGGCGGCCGGCGGCCGGGTCTTAAGTCTGGTAGCAGCCACGCCGATCGGGCGCGCGCTGTCCTATGTGCAGAGGGAGGAAGGTATGCGCGAGCAGTTGTTGGAGTCGCTGAAAAAGACGCGGCCGCACATGTACAAACTGATCGACCCGGCGAGCATCTCCGACGAGGACCTCTCGAGCTTGGTCGCCGAAGGCCTCGCTCAGCAAAACGGTCAGGCGCCGCTGCCGGTGACCGTGGCGGCGCAGGCCGCCGGCAGCCCAGCCCAGCCCATGACGCTGACGGTCTACCCTGTGGGCCAGATGCCAGCCAGCCACGCAACGGCCACGGTGACCGTGCCGGGGAACGGCGGCAATGGCAACGGCACGCACGACGAGACAGACCGACGCGTACAGGCGATCGAATGCCGCTGGACGCTGCGCGAGGCGCTGGACGAGAGCAAGCTACCGGCCCCGGTGCAACACAAACTCCGCACGCAGTTTAGCGGCCGCCTGGAGCGGGGGGAGGTCTGGCAGCCCCAGGAGCTCACGGACGCGATCACCGCCGAGCGCCAGACCCTGGCGGCCCTCACCGAGTCGGGCATGGTCCGGGGGTTCGGCCAGGAGACGCAGGTCGACGTGACCGAAGGCGCCGACGACAAGACGGTGCAGCACCTGCTCGACTTTTTCGACGGCAAGGTCCACAGCTTTAAGGAGGCCTACATGCAGCTGACCGGCGACACCAAGGTGAAAGCTCGGTCGCTCAGCAAACCCGTGGCGCTGAGTAACTGGCAGCAGGTCGCCGAGTCGAAGGGGATTGTCCTGCGCGAGTCCCTGGATAGCACCAGCTTTGACGCGGTGCTCGCCGACGTGATGCACAAGCGCTTCATTGATACGTATATGCGCCCGGGGCTCCAGCTCTGGCGCCGCGTCTGCATCATCGGGTCCTTCAACGACCTGAAGACCCAACACCGGACCCGGTTCGGCGGCTACGGCAACCTGCCGATCGTTCCCGAGCGCGCCGCATACCCGGCGCTCACCTCGCCAACGGACGAGGAAGCGACGTACGTGCCCGCCAAGCGCGGCGGGACCGAGGACTTGAGCTGGGAAATGATCCTCAACGACGACGCCAACGCCATTCGGTTCATTCCGATCCGCCTGGGCGTGTCGGCCGGGCAGACGCTGCTGGAATTTGTGCTCGACATGATCGCCACGAACCCCACGATCTACGACAGCGTCGCGCTGTTCCATGCGAACCACAACAACCTCTCGACCACCGCCTTTGGCACCACCACGGCCCAGTACATGGCCATGCGGCTCAAGATGCGGCAGCAGACCGAGCTCGACAGCGGCAAGCGCCTGGGGATCACCCCGTCCATCCTCTTGCTGCCGGGGGACCTGGAGGAGGCGGCCTTCAATGCGTTCCAGCGCGGCACCGAGCAAGAGCCGAAGTTTGCCACCACCATCACGCCGACGATCCTGGCGATTGATTATTGGTCAGACACGAACAATTATTTCGCCCTCGCGGATCCGACCGTCTCCCCCGTGCTCGAAGTCGCATTCTTGAACGGCGATGAGGAACCAGAGGTGCAGCTCCAGGACGATCCGAGCCAGGGGCAGATGTTCGCGCGCGATGTCCGGACCTACCGCATTAAACACACCTATGGCGGCGCCGTGCTGGACTACCGGGGCGCCCAGGGCGCGATCGTCCCATAACGGCGCGTCACACCACAGGAGGACACCATGACCGAGTACGGCCCGCATATCGACAGTTTCCGCCACTACAGCCACCTCATCGCCGGCCAGCGCACGGCCACCGTCACGCTCAAGGGCTGCCGCGTCCCCTGGGATGGGCGGGTGGCCAATGCCTATGCCACGGCGCGCACCAACGGCGCCTCGACGCCAACGCTCACGGTCGACCTCAAGGTCGGTGCCACCAGTAAGCTCGCCGCCGCGATCAGCGTGACGTCCGGCGATTACACGGCGGGCTCGCCGGCCACGGACCCCAGTGTGAACGCCGGTGACGAACTCGACATCGTCCTGACGATCGGGGGCGGCGGCGGCTCGCCCACGTGGGACGATATTGTGGTGGAATGGGACCTTGTCCGGACCTAGCCCCACGCACACGTGCGCGGCCCTCTTCGGCCTGCTGCTCTTGCCCGGTCTGTCGCTGGCGGCCGTGCTGGTCGTCGACCCGGGCGCGCCGTGCCCCGGCCTGGGGACGGCGGCGGCACCGTACTGCACCCTGCCCACGGCCGTGAAGGTGGCCAAGTGCGGGGACATCGTGCGGCTCCGCGATCGCGCACCATATACGTCGGCGGTAATCCTCACCGCGCCGACGTGCGAGGGGAAAGCGCCGCTCGTGTTGGAGGGTGACCTGTACCAGGAGCCCGTCTGGCGGGCCGGCCTGACGCTCCAGGACGTGAGCAACTGGGTCGTCCGCGGCCTCACCTTCAGCGGCGGCCGGGGCACGGCGCTCCTTGTTCACGCGAAAACCCGCCCGACCGTTGGCAACCAGCTCCTCGGCAACCGCGTGCTCGACTGGGCCCTCGACCCGACCCAGCTCGCCGCCGACGTGGTCAAGGTCACCGGCAGCGGCGGCGGGCTGCCGGTCATCGGCACGGTGCTCCGGCACAACGCCATCCTGAATTACCGGGGCACAGGCCTGCGCCTGTCCATCTCGCAGGGCGCGCTGGTCGAGCAGAACGACCTGGGCTTTGGCGCCTGTGCCCGGCGCAGCGAGACGGCCGGCGTGGTGGCGGGGATTAAGGTCGATGGGTGGAGCGTCGATGGCCCGGTGGCCGCGTTCGGCGATGTGATCCGGGACAACCGCATCCATGACCTCGAGGGGCGCGAGGCCTGCCGCGCCGAGCTGGGGGTGACCTCGGCCAGTGTGCATGGCATCTACTGCGACGTCGGCCCCTCCGACCTGGTCGTCAGCCGCAATATGCTGTGGAATATCGGGACCGGGGTGAGCCTGTACGAAACGCACGCGATCCGCGCCGAGGCGCGTTGCCACCGCATGCAGATCGTCGGCAACACGGTGAGCGACGTGGGCGGTGTCGGGCTGCGCGTCAACGGGCCGAATATGGACGTGCTCATTGCGGACAATGTCGTGCGGCGTGCCGCCGGCTGGTGCGTGGATGTGCAGGAGGGCTTCACCAAGCCCACCCGCCCCGGCCGGCGCCGGCGCATCCTGCGCAACCAGTGCCTGGAGTCGGCACACACCCTGCAGGTGAGCCCCCAGGCGCGCGCGGAAGATCCCGGGCTCCGGATCGAAGGGAATTCATGGGACACCTTGCCGTAAACCGGGCCACGGTGCGCCTGCCACGGGCGCCACTGCCGAGCGCGACCGCGGACACGCGCTATGAGTTGTGCCTGCTGCGTAGTACGTACCAGGAGCGCTTCCGGCAGGTGCTGCGCCAGTGGCCCCCCGGGCCGACGCGCGACGCGGCCCTTGCGGAGGTGCATGACCAGTGTCGGGCTGCCCTGCAGGCGGCGGCCGGGCCGCCGGGGCTTGAGGAGGCGCAGGGGGCCTACTATCCCTGGATTTGGCCGGGCTTCCACGGGCCATCACGCGACTAGGGAGCACGCGAGGGCATGGACGAGATCGCCGTGCGGCACTTCCAACAGCGCGCCCGGGAGTTTCTGCGCCGCAAGGGCGTGCGTGACGCCGACCTGCTCCAGGAAATGGTCTGCTATTTCCTGGAGCACCAGGAGGACACCTGGATGTCCGTGGAGATCGTCTACCACCGGGCACTGGACCGACTGGACCCCCGCCATGTGACCCGCGCGGGGCGGCGGGTGCGGGATTCATCCCGCACGCTGTCACCGACCGGACCGGCGAAGGTCCTGGAAGAATTTCACGATAAGGCGGACGAAAGGATCGTGTTTCTCCCGTCAGGCTACTGGCAGGACGGCTATGCGAGCCTGGAGGCTCTCCGGGAGGCGGCGGTGTCTCCCGAGGCGCTGACCCTGCCACCGACCGGCGCGCTCCGGGCCATGCTGCTGTTGCGGCTCGTGTACGGCTACCACGAGGCGGAGCTGGGGCAGCTCTTTGGTGTGACGGAAAGCCGCATCAGCCAGCTGCTCGGCCAGGGCCGGGCAGAAGTGCTGGCCGGCCTGCGCCCGGAGCGGGAGGTGCTCTTTGATGTGCCGGCGCTGGAGGTGGAATGGATCACCCTGTAGCCCGCCCGCCGGCGTTCCTCTGCGCCGAGTGTCAGGTGGAGCCCAAGTGCAATCACCCCAACGCCAAGTATTGCCATGGCTGCCGGGAGCGGCTGCGCCGGCAGCCGCGCAGTCGCGTCACGCCCGGGCAGGCCGCCCATCTCCGGCCGCTGCTGGGGACACTGCCCAAGCGGGACATTGCCCGGCGCGTGGGGATTTCCCTGGCGGCGCTGACGCGGTGGCTGCGGGAGGAAGGGCTGCACTCGGATAGCAAACCCTATGACCCGGCGCTGGTGGCCGCGGTCCTCCGCGTCTACGAGCATGGGGGCACCCCTGCAGTGCGCCAGCTGTTTCCTGGTGTCCGGGTGCGGTCGATTGTGGAGCGCTACAAGGACTTTCAGCCCCGACAGATCCGGTGGACCGGGCCGCAGACGATCGAGGCCGCCCGGATGGCCGGTCTCGTGACGCACACGGCGCAGGCGCGGTATTTTGGCCGTCCGGGCGCCTGGGAGGGGAGCATCAAAAGCCTGTGGATCAAGCGCTTTCAGTGCCCGCCACGTGACGTCAATGGGCTGGGCGTGTCGCTGGCCTGGTGGATCGCCACGCCAGGGACGCCGGCGGTCGTGGTGAAGCACTCCACGGCCCCGAGCGCTGTGGCAAAGGTGCTCTGGCTCGACCTGGTGCAGCACCTGCGGCCGGACGTGCCAGACTGGGTCCGGGATGCAGTGCAGGTACTCGCGCGGTTTCAGACGTGGCTGCACGGGACCGACGACCCGGCCGCCATTCGGGCGATGATTCAAGAGCGGGAGGCGCAATATGGCGAATACGGACGGCCAGGGCAGCAATGGCGTGGCACACGGCGGCCAGCACGCGGTCACGGTGCCGGCGCCGGAGAATCTGTTTAACGCGAAGAACGTGATTCAGATCTTGGAAGGGATGATGGTGAAGGTCACCGAGCAGGAATGTAACAGTCATAATGTCAATGCAGCCTGCAATTGCGCGGCGCGGATCACGGACTTGCTCCGCGTGCACCTCGAAGCCGAGCGGCTGAAGAAGCACCGCCCCTAACACCGAGGCACGCCGGTTATCACCCCCGCCGGCGCGCCCGGGGTCCGGCGGCGTCGGCACCGCAGAGACGCGCCGCCGGGCCTGGCC